CACGCACACTGCGCGCGATCCAGCAACTCGATGCCCGCTACAAGAACCGCGAGCTCTACACCGCCGACGTGATCACCGAGTACCGCACGACCGCGCTCGGCGAGCTCGGTTCCGACGACGACCTGCCCTCGCTGCTGCTGCGGCGTGACGACCAGGTGAGCGAGGACTACCAGTCGCAGTTGAACCGCGCATTGGAGTACGGCTGGGATCACGAGTGGCGCGGCGACGACATCCTCGCGCAGGTCGACCGCTTCGTCGTCGACCTGGGTACGGCGGCGGTGCGCTGCCGCTACGACCCGAGCACGGGCCCCGTCGTCGCCGACAACGTGCCGCACGTGGCCGGGCTGCCGGTGCTCGACCCCAACCGTGCGATGGGGCTGATGGCGGACGGCCCCAACCCGGACGTGACGATGCAACCCGTCAGGCAGGGCCGCATCTGCTGGGAGCCATTGAGCGCGTTCGACCTGATCGCGCCGCCCGGCGCGGTGCACGAGTCGCAGTTCCCGTGGGAGTGCGTGGTCAGGCCGGCGTACCTGCCGGACGTGCAGGAGCGCTACGGCGACATCGCCGCCAACCTGAAGGAGGACGGCGACATCTCGACCGGGCTCGGCCTGTCGAGCATGTCGCCGACGATGAGCGCACCGGCGTACGGGGTCACCGACGCGAAGGCCAACCGGCTCCGGGATCACGTCTGGCTGTTCGACTTCTACGAGCGCCCGACCAAGGCCAGCCCGCAGGGCAGGACGTTCACGTTCGCCGGCAATGACCTGAAGCTACTCGACCATCAGCCGTCACTGCCCTACCAGGCGCCGGACGGGACGTGGCGCAGCGGCATCCACTATTTTCACTGGTGGCGGGTGACCGGCCGCTTCTGGTCACGCTCACTCGTCGATGTCTTGCGCGACGGGCAGCGCGGGATCAACAAGCGGCGCACTCAGATCAACGAGATCGTCGACCGGAACATGCCGTTCGTGATCGTGCAGACCGACTCGAAGGCGAAGCGCAAGTCGGGCTTGGTCAATGAGATCGTGGAGGTGGATCCGACGGAGCGGGCGCCGCAGGTGGTGCAGGGCACCGGCCCCGGCCCCTGGATGCAGTCGGACGTGGAGGCGATGCGCGAGGACCTCGTGCACGCCAGTGGCATCAACGGCCCCCGCCGCGGCGAGAACCCGCAGAACGTCACCAGTTACAGTCAATTGGCGCTCATCAACGAACTCGATACGACGAAGCGTGAGCAGATCTACCTCGAGCGCCGCCGCTCGATCGGGCAGCTGGTCGAGGACACCGTCAGTGACATCCGCACCTACTGGGGCCCGGCGAAGCAACTGGCACTCGCCGGCGACGACAATCGGCTGCAGGCGATCCTGTTCGACGCGACCAAGGTGCCGCCCTTCTTCGTCGTCAAGATCGGCAAGGGCTCCGCCAAGCCGCGCTCGGAGGCGGCGGAGCTGCAGAAGATCTCGGACATCTGGACGGCGGCGCTGAACGCGCAGGCGGCGATGCAGAACCCCGGCCTCTGGGTGCGCTGGTACAAGGACTCACTGGACGTCGGTGTCGCACTGGAGCTGCCGTCCGAAGGGGTGGAGGATCCGGCGCAGAAGGCCGAATACGAGAACCACTTCCTGCAGCAGGGGGTGCCGATGCCGATCGCCTACTACGACATCCACGAGGCGCACCTGGTGCGGCACCGCTTCATCCAGGACCAGGCGCTGTTCGCCCAGGACATGCAGACCTGGCAGCTGGTGGAGCAGCACTGCCAGCTGCACATGCAGGCGATGCAGGCCGCGGCCGAGCAGCAGGCGATGCAGGCCGCGTTGCCGGCGGCCGCCGCGGCGAGCGCGGCCGGTACGCCACAGCTCCCCGGGGGCGGTCAGGGCGCGGCCCGCCCGGGCGCTCCTGGTCCCGGGCAGGCGTCGCCGCCCGCGCCTCCGGGGCCCGTGACGCCCTCGAGGGGGCCGCAGTGAGCGAGCTCGGCGCCAAGACCACCGTCCGCTTCGAGTTCGGGGCGGAGCTCGAGGGCGCCGACGGCTACCGGGCCCGCTTCACGATCGATGACTCCTTCCGCTCCTGGCTCGCGATCGCGCGCTGGAACCTGCACTACCGCCACTGGGGCGCGCTGCGCCGGAACGGCGGCGACCTGTTCACCCGCGTGCTCTGGAGGAAGCTGTGGCCACCTACGTCGTGAACGCCGGCCTGGATATCACCACCAACCGCCTCAAGGGCGCCGGCACGGAGCCCCTGTACATTGGCTGGGGTGTCTCCGCCGGTACCACCGCCAAGACCGATACCACCCTGTTCGGGGAGCGGCTCGTCGATCTCGCCACCGCGGCGGGCACCGATCACACCGCCGGCACCTCGACTCGAGTTCTCACCACCGTCGCCAACGACTCCTACCAGGTCACCGGCACCCGCACCGCCACCGGCGCTGGCACCGTCACCAACGCCGGCCTCTTCGACGCCGCCTCGGGCGGCAACCTCTACCTGAAGGGCGACTTCACCGGCATCGGCCTCGCCGCCGCCGACTCGATCGCCTTCACGATCAAAGCCGTCTACAGCTAGCCGCCATGCCCGCGGGCTGGACGATCGGGCAGATCACGCACTGCTCGGCGTCGCTCGCCTGCTCCGACAGTCTCCCCGTCCACTCGAGTCCGGCGACCGCGGTCGGGGAAGCGGATCTCACCAGCAGCGCGACGATCGTTCGTGGTATCGGCAAGGCTGCCACTGCCACTGCAGTCACGAGCTCGGCGAGCATCCAGCGCCAGTCAAGCAAGGCACTGACCACGACCGCGGTCGTCACGGCCGCAACACTGCAACGCCAGATCGGCAAGAGTCTCACCGCCATCGGCTCGAGCAGCGCCACGATCCGGCGCCAGGTCGGCAAGCTGCTCGGCTCGACCACTGCAAGTTCGGCGAGTATCGGCACCGTCAAGGCGAAGGTGCAGTCGCTGACCGCGACGAGTGCCACGAGTGCGACACTCGCGCCAACCTACATCCACGCCGGTGTCACCTACCCGCAGTCACTGACCGCGACAGGCGCGACGAGCGGCTCGCTCGCCGCCACCTACATCCACAACCCGGTCACGACGCCGCTGACACTCGTCGGCGCCCCGGTCGTCACGAGCGCGACCATTACCACGACCGTGATCCCGTACATAGCGCCCGGCGCCGGCGCCGACCAGGGGATCGGGCAGCTGATCGCCGCCGTCGCAGGAGGTGTCGGAGAGACGTGAAGCCCTCGACCTACCAGTGCCTCAGCCACCAGACCCTGACCAGCTCGAGCTCGGCCGTGCCGGTGACCGCGACGGTGCCGCGCGGCACGAGCGCGATCCTGATCACCGTCGAGACCACCGCCGCCCGCTGGACACTCACTCCGACCGGTGACCCGACGAGCGCGACGGGGCTGATCCTGCAGGCCGCCAACAACCCCTACCTGGTGCTGGTCGGGCAGGACGCCACCCTCAAGTTTGCATCCACGGCTGGGACCGCGTCGGTGATCCAGCTCGCCTACCTCGGATAAGGAGCAGCAATGGCACAAAAGAAGATCCAGACAATCGGGGGCCAGCCGGGCAAGCCGCGCATCTCGTTCCGGAAGGGGGCGCTTCATACCCAGCTCGGTGTTCCCCAAGGGCAGAAGATCCCGGACGAGAAGATGCAGGCGGCGCGCGCCGGCAAATACGGGCCGATGGCGAAGAAGCGGGCGGCGTTCGCTCAGGGGTTGCTCAAGGCCGGTCGCCGTACCGCGGCGGGCAAGTAGATGGCGCTCTACCCGTTCACCGCCTCCACCGACCTGACCACCAAGGGCAAGCGGCTCGCGAGCTTCAACTGCTCGCAGGGCACCGGCGGGCAGACGGTCAACTTCCGCAACGGCTCGATCACCGGGCCGATCATGCTGCAGGTGCAGTTGAACACGACCACGTCGCAGTCGGTCGCCTACACGCAGGCGGGACTACCCACCTTCCCCGCCGGCTTGTACGTCGAGGTGACCGGTACCGGCTTCAACACCGGCTGCGTCGACCTCGTCTAGCGGGCGAGACCGAGCGCCCCTAACCAGCAAAGGAGAAACCATGGGAGCAGTCACCGTTGCGATCCGCGGCCGGCAGGTGCTCGGCGGCGCCAGCCGCAGCGTGATCGCCGACGTCACCTTCAGCGGCACCTACGCCGCCGGTGGCGACACCTACACCCCGA